TGGTTCGTCATCTTGCTTTGTAGTTTTGCGAGGGCGACTTTTGACTTCAGCCGGGGTGACCGGCTCGGCATAATCCTCCTCTTTCAACATGACGCTTTCAGGGCGTTGACGTTGTGCTCGCTTGAACTCCTCACGAAGCTGCGGCATGTCTGCCTCACGCAGATTGTTGAGGTCAACCTTTGCAAAGTCAGCAATAATGAATGGGTCAAAGCCTTCCTTGAGGCAAGCCTGCTTGAAGCGCTCGACGTTCTCAGTGGAAACAAACTCGGCTGGACCAATTGCTGGTGTCTCAACGACAACTGCTTCCTGGATTGGTGCACCATCCTCGTCTGTGCGATCAGCGCCGAGTTCTTCTGCTGTGTATGCCACACCGAACAATGCTTCAGGGAATGCGTCACGAGCTACCTCTGTGATTGCACGTGCCTTGAGCATTGCATCGGGGTACTGCTTCCACACTGCTTTACCTGTGAGGTTTGCTGACCGTGCACGTTCCATGTCCCATACGGATTGGAATGTGTAGTCAGGATCATCCTTGCGGATCACCTCGGCGGTGGCGGTCATCGTCTTGCGGTCAAACTTGACACGGACGATGTGGCCCGCACGTCGACCAAGGCCAGCGATTAGCTGCGCTGATGCTGACGGCTTGCCGTCAATGACGTGGATTGATTGCACTGCTGTCATGGGGTGCACACCGATTGCGTCGGCGTACTCCATTGCAAACAGCAAGTTAGCTGGGTTCTTTTGGTATGCACGTGGTAACAGGTTGGCGTTGGCTAGTGCGTTAGCCATTGCCATCTTGTCCTGCGCTGTGTGCTTGACGATGTTGCTCATCACTTTCCTTTCAGTACACGCACGGTGCGGTACGGAGTTGTTGTCTTGTATTTGTTATACAGGGCCGGGTGCTCTGCTTCAAACTTCTTCCCATCAAATGTTGTGCGGTTCGCCGTCTTCCAAGAAATCACCGGCTCACCGTTCATGGTGCCGTACTCAGCTTCGCCGAGCAACAAGCAGACCTGGGCTTTGAGGTCGTCCTCGATTTTGCCAAGCGACTTCTGTTGATCCCTGACTGCTGCAAGTTCAGCAACGATCTCGACAATTGATTCAGGCAATTCCACGGTCTTACCATTACCAACCGGGTGTAACGCAGTTGCGTGTTTGTATTCTGGTTGTGCAATCTCGGGCAACATGCCCATGTCAATGTGTGCAAGAAAGCGGCGACATGCCTCGATGTGTTGCTGCTTCTCGTCACTGGTGACAACCTGGGTGTAGCGCTGCATCTCTAGATCAGAGTCAAAGATGACCCACTCGATCTCGTCCTTGTTGGCGCAGATGGCCTGCTGTACGCCCTGCCAATACCAAGTACGTGAAAGCTGCCCTGTCCAGCGACGGTTGTACGTCTTCACCTCGATGGGTGTTCCGTTATGTGCACTGATTCCGTCAAGCGTTGCAATCAATCGCACGTCATCTTCGTCGTAACAAAACATCTCATCGGGTGCGGTTACGTTGACGCCATTGATGTCGCCGTACCAATCCAACAGCAGTGGCTCAAGGCGGTTACCTCGGTCCATCGCTGCCGTTGGAGTGGACGGGGCGGGCGGTGCGTCAGCGAGCAGCTCGAACGCAAGGTCAGCTGCCGAGGTGTACTGGTGTTCACCATGTACCGCAGCAGCAACGGAGGCGGAGATACGTGCTTCGCCTTGTTCATTCTTCCAACGCAGGTTCAGCCAGTCTTGACTGCCATGCGTTGGCTTCTGCACTGTGTAGTGCTTTCTCATGTTCCCTCCTTATGGGTTGTCTAACAGTATGTCGATTTAGTTATGGTACGACAACCGTGTCACACAGTTTTCTGGAGTTAGTTCCCAGATGCTGTATGCGCTTCACCATACTCAGAGGTATGTGAGCCACATTAGAGACGGTGTTGATGTCTTCCTCTGCGTCAATAATGAAACCGGACACAAGAGTTAGGTAGCCCTCAAGCGCCCCGGGCCACACAAAACCCAGGGACAAGCAGATGCAGGCTTCCGCTTCGTATTCAGCTACCTCTGTCCAGCCAGTGTCTCCATCGAAGGCGTCAATCCATGTGACGCTTACGAGTTCCCATTCACTTGTCGTCGTCGGTGCGGTCGTCATAAGGGTTCCTGTCCGGTTCTCCTGATGATCCACAGATAGCGCATTTGTGACCTTGTGAAGAAGGCCAGGAAGTATCACAGATTGGACAAATCAGCCAAGCCGTCGCCATAAAGAACACCCCTGTAGAACATCGATCCATTACGTATTGGGACCAACTCTAGATGAAAGGGGGCGTCTCCGTCCAGGTATGTGACTACAGCCAAGCCCTGTTGCCAGTTCTCCGTGACCGGCATGGGCCTCCCATCAAGGTCGATGCCCCCCTTCGTTGAGGGAACGGCCCCATCAGTTCTAGCCAGGCACCCTGCTGAGGCAGCAAGAATTGTTTTAGGACCGTCATAATCCTCACGGGTCTGCTCGGCCCATTCCCTGCGATGAACGTGTCCATACAGCACTGAGGTTTTTTCATGCTGGAGATACTGGTGTGCTGTCGATCCATTGGATTTCGCTTTGCTTCCATGTATGACTCTTAGTTTCTCGTTGATCCAAACTTGCCCAGCCGGGTAGCCGGGCACGTACGTAACGTTATGCTCATCAAATCTACACAAGTATGGCACAGAAAGGACTGGCCAAGACTCTGGTGCAGCACCTCGCTTGATACCAAAAGCTGCTTGCGCGTTGTCGAGCAAGTAATTGACTAAGCGTTCTTCGTGGTTGCCAGCAATCCAAAAGATTTCTGCTTCCGGTGCTGCGGCACGAAGTCGAGCAACCATCACCGTTGCATAGTCAATGGCTGCCTGTGTGGTGCGCCCAAAAGCTGGCGACAATCGGTACTTACCCATCTCAGGCAAGTCCAGGTTGTCACCGTGCATCACGATCTTGTCAGGGCGAACACGACGACACAGTTCTACTGCTAGGTCTATTGCTTTCTCATCGTGTGTACCAACCAACGTGTCGTACTGGTCACGATAGTAACCAATCTGCATGTCAGGCAGAACAACACAGACCTTGTTGCCGGTGCTGACAGCGCGTTTCACTGCGGGCTTTGGCATCTTGACAGCGGGGCCTGGTTGAACAACTGGCCACTGTGGTCCAAGCTCCCAGGAAGGTGAAAACTGAATGCCGTAAAGATCGTGCACCTCAGCTTCGCCGTCAACGTTCTTGGTTAGGGACTGATAAACAGAAACCCTTTTAATTGCGCCAATCTCCTCAAGGTTGATACCTTGACGCTCGATTAGTTCAGCAATCTTGCCCAGCTTAGAAACATTGCTGTCTGCTGGTCCTTCATTGATTTTGTCACTCAGCGCCACAACTGCACCTCCCATTGACATGACGATAGATACTCATGTCGCTAATAGTAATTCCCTCAGAACCAAGAACTTTCATTAACCAACTAGCGGTGTATCCGGGTTGCCTGGTCTTGATGTGGGTTAACGCTGCGTGTAGCGCGGATCGCTCCTCTCCCTGTAGGGAGTCAACGATTCTTCGTACTGCGCAGCTCCTCTCCTTGAGTGCTGGTTCTTGCAGCTTGTCTAGTAGCCCCATGCTGAGCCACCTCCTTGTGTAGTTGTTTGTCTATCTTCTCGATCAGATGGACAAGACGTTCCTCTTCATCGTAGCCTCTTGCGATGACTCTTGCAAGGAACATCTTGATGTCTCGCAAGTCGGACTTATTGAATGACGCCATGTTGCCTCCTCTGTGGGAGGTAAACTATACATCCCCTTTGAGGTGATCCTCAATGTGGCCGTCAAGTTTTTTTTCTATTCTGTCAAGCGAGTGAACCATGACTTGGTTGGACTCGTTTGACTCAATGCGGTGACGCTGAATCAAGGCGACCGTGACAGCACCGATCAAACCGATGATGGCAACAAGGATCGCCTCGGAAAGCATTAGTTGTCCTTGTCTTCCGGAATAGCTAGGGCTATGCAGATAAACGCAAGAATGAATACGAGGGGAATGGTGATAAGCATTACTCCCCTCCGAGGGCCTTGAGGAACTTGTTCCATTTGCGCTTGACGTAACGGGTTGCGTTCTCTGGATCAGCGATTTGCCAGTGCCAAGCTTCGTACTCCGGGTTTGGTTTCCATAGGTACTTGGGTGGCCCTTGCAGATAGGCACCGTAGCGCGGGCCGTTATTGCATAGCCAGTCGTATGCGCCATTGGACACATCAAAATCCTGGGCACAGGCCCAGCCATGCGGACTCGTGCCAGGGCTCGCTGATGGGCTGGCACCTTGGTTGAGGAAGTAGGTGCGCCCCTTGTAAATGCGGGTTATCTGTGGCACCCGCCCTGTTGGTTCTGTTGAGTAGCGCGAGAAGAACAAAGCTTCTTGTGCCTCAAAGGATCGATAGCCACCACTTACGGCTTTAAGCTGAATGCCATCCTTGAGTGCATCGTCATACATTGTGTTGAATGCAAATGCAGGACCACCCCAGAACACCGAGGTAGCCCAAGCGGTTCCACCGCAAGATAGCTTTCCTAGCGCAGAGGCAGGCAGCCGACCGTTGCCGTAACGAAGCAGTGTTCCAGGCACCTTCTGTGCTTTGTAAGGGTGGCCCACATCAGCCTCCCTCTACCGCTTCTGATACTTCCTCGGCTGTCAAGCGACCATCCATTGCTGCGTTAGCAAGGTTGTTGACAACAGCTATTAGGTACATGACGACTGTTGTGCCTGCGGTCACCCAGGTAGAAACATCAAAGATGAACGCCGTACTAATGACGCCCAGAGTAACCGTTACGAAGTTGGCAGCAAACTTTACCAGGATTGCCTTGCTTGTCACTTGGACTCCAATGCTTCGAGTCGTGCCTCCAACGAGTTAACCTTGTCGTAGAGGTCACGGATCAACTGTTGCTGTGCTACGCACATGCGCTCGTAGGCAAAGTACTCCACGAGCCCATCTGCGTCGTACTGCACGAGCTCGGACAAACCGTTCTGGTCAGCTTGTTCCGCAATGAAACCGTAATGCCAGACGGCATCCTCGCCTTGCTCCTCGACGGCCTTACGATACTTGAAACGTACTGGGATCATTCCAAGCACGGCGTCAGCGTTGAACTCGTAAGCGCTTACCTGTTCTTTGAAGCGTTGCGAAGAAGATGAGAAGCCAACGCGGTTGTCGCTCAGCGAATACAGCGCACGAATGGTTCCCAATCCACCAAGGTCGTTGCCATTAACGCCCTGGTTGGAGTCGATCTGCATGAGTTCATCGTTTGCAGAGTTGACAATCTTGAAATACGTATCGTTCGTATTCTTGTTTGTACGTAGGGTTCCGCCAACTTGAATGTTGCCAGAGGTTTCAACGCTTGCAACAACCAAGGCCGCAGTACCAGAGACCTTGGCCCCAGTGACTGCATCATCCTTAATGTTTGCTGTTTCAACAGCGTCGTTTGCTAGCTCTACGGTTGTAATTTTATTGGCACCAACCGTCGTGGTCAGAGAAATGTTTGCTGACCCATCAAAGGATACTCCGGTTGCGGTGACGTCGCCAGTCAAAGCAATTGTCCTTGCGGTCGCAAGAGCAGTAGCTGTAGAAGCGTTACCAGTAACCGCGCCAGTCAGGTTTGCCGTGATTGTCCCGGCGGTGAAGTTGCCCGTCGCGCCACGAGCCACGATGGCATTGGCAGTGTTGGCGGTTGTCGCCGTGGTGGCCGAGTTAGAAACCTTGCCAGCTGTGGCTATGGTTGCCAGCTTCGTATCCACAATTCCTGCACTAGCATTGATGTCGTCGTTAACAATCGTGCCATCAAGAATCTTGGCCGAGGTTACCGCACCATCAGCGATCTTGGCTGCGACTATTCCTGAGTCCTTAACACGTAACGTGTCGGTATTGATTTCAATAGTGGAATCATCCACGTTGACAGCAAAAGCCGTGCCAGCACCACCGGAAAGACCAGCACCAGCCACCGCGCTAGCAATCTTGGCTGCGGTTACCGCTGAATCATTGATGTCTGCGGTGTCAACCGTAAGGTCGGTAATCATTGCGCCAGTTACGTTGGCCCACTTCATGCCGTTTGTTTGGCCACTGGGGTCAGCAACCAAAACCTGATTTAAAGTACCGATGGCTTGACGAGCAAAGGTTGTGCCGTTAAAGGTTGCGAGGTCGCCTTTGGTCGTGAAGGTCGAGGTCAGTTCGTTTGCCTCGTCAGCGTCGACCGCCGTAAAGACTGGATAAATAACAGCACCGGACGAGTGCTGCACATCAGAGGTGTTGTCCGCGCCGCGGGTCGTAATGGCCAGGCTGGTGCTTGTACGGGTAACAAGCATCTTCTCTTCCGAAGAAGTGCCTGGGTCAACAACAACATAGAATGGCGCACCAGTGGGCCAGCCGGTTGCAGCAGAAATGTTGGCGCTTGAAGCACCTTGGTTAAGCTGGCCGTTAAGGGTGGTTGCCGCTGCTCCGCCCTGGTATGCGCGTCTAGTTTTTGCTGCCATTTATAACCTCATTCCTCGACAGAACGTAGGGTTAGTGTACACGTTCCATCCCATACCCACTCATTATCGTGGGAATCCACCGGTGCCCATTCTAAGTCTTCAACTATAACCGAATAGGAGTTTTTGCCTTCCTGGTAGGAAATGATGCTTGGGTTGTCCAGGTAACCATGAAGGATGCTGCGCTCCTCATCTACCTCCATAAAGTAATCACGGTTCTGAATAGAGATCTTCTTGTGGATCAAGAGCGGAACCTGCCAAAAGCGGCTGCGATATGGGGCTGCGTATGCACGAGCGCTCCAGCGCGTAAGCACCGGCCCCTTGGTGGCATCCGTTCCTGAGCGTGTAAAGGTCAGCTTGAACTGGGCTTCTATAACTTTGGTCTCTGGGCCATCATGGGTTTCTTCTGTGGTGGAGGCGGTTGACCAGGTGCCGAGTGTGGCGTAAGAACCATTGTCTGACTGCATAGCAACAGCAACTGTTCCATTGAGGGGCTGTGCTCGCAGGTCAAACTTGGCAACAAACTTGCGATCTGGAATGCCCCAGGTAAAACGGCCACTCTCCATAGTCGCTGAGGAAACAAGGGAGCCGGTGTTCTCATAGACGACGCCAACCCCGGTGACGGTGAAAACCTTTACCTGGACGCCAGCAGCATTAACAAAGTTTGTTACGGACTTGATTACTGCCGTGGTGTCGTACATCAAATCCGTTGCGTATGCCGGGGTATTGGCTGCCGTAAGTGTTGATAGGTCTAGTCGACCCAAGCCTCCAGATGTCGTGTCATAGTTGCTCCAGGTGAACCAAACAAATCTGTCTTGGCCAATGAAGTCCAGCACCGAACTGGTGGTTTGAATAAGTGCGCCGACTGTCAGGTTGCCGTCAGCATCAGCTATCGCCATGCGGACACCCTTGTCTGAGCCAATAAAGATGTAACCCAGGTAGCCGTAAATGGCTGTTACAACCTCGCCATCTGGCAACTGAAGCGCCACGGATGCTGCATCAAGGGCTGTGGCGTCTGTCTTGATTGTGGTTTTGTAAATCAAGCTTGTCTTGCCTGCATATCCAGCGGCGTAGATAAAACCTTGCCCTGCCGCAGACCCCACCCACCTAAAAGCTGTATTCCTTTGAGTGAGGATGGTGCTAGTCAACGAACCTGCTGTGTAAGCCTGGGCCGTACCATCATAAAGAACGTTCTCTTTTGTCGCCATTAGTCGGCCATTGACATAATCAATTCCCGTAACGGTGTCATAGATTTGTCT